CGTTGAATAGTTGACAAAAAAAAAGCATACACCCGTAAACCTCCAAGAACTTTGCCCCTAGCAAGTCATCTGCTACCCTATCATGAGGCACAACCCCATAGCCTTGGTATCTCTTGCCCTTCATGGGTAGAAAGAAGCAGGCAGCAATCTTGTTAAGCTGCATGATCTCACCGCTAAAGGCTAGAATATCTATGTACTGCCCCGCTGTGATTTCGTTTACTTCATAGCAAAACTTGTATTGGTTATCCCCTACCTGAAGAAAGTCTACAGGCTTGGTTTCAGGCAGGTTATCAAAGAAAGATAGCTTTTCACCGTACTCTTTGATTAGATCCCTGTACTTGTAGTCATCGTAATCCCGCTCATTTTTACCCTCGATCACCGCAAGCATTTTCTGCTGCTTTTCGATTATGTTTAAATTTGCGTTCACCTCGATATCGTACAAGGTTATGAATTGACCGACAGTTAATTTGTCCCACATGGCTATAAATATATTTTATTTGGTTTATGTTTCTATCTGAATGAGTACCTGCCTAAATGGCTCTTTGAAATCTTATTCACCACCGAATAGCGAAGGGCATCCAGAGCGTGATTGAAATTATCTACGGGCTTATTGGTCATGTGTCCGTTCTTGTCTTCAATATACTTGTAGTTTCTAAGTTCCTTAATCAGGTTGAAACTGCTTTCGGTTGCAATCAGCTTGTATCTACGGATTATGTCAATGCCTATGTTAATAGATCCTTTGATTGTAGGCTTTACATTCCAACCCATCCGATAGATTTCTTCTATACTTTTCGGCTCTGCTGAATCCGCATAGATTTCGTTACTGCGATCTAGTCCCAAAACTTTCATTTCGTTTGCTATGTCTTGGTTAGTCATGCCCGTGCGGTATAGCAATTCATCGACATACATATTGTCATCTAAAATGTAGGTTCTTACTAAGCTAGTCGGATCACTTGAGTATCCAAAGTCAAGCCCGTAGCTTACTAGCTTTGCCTCCTTTGGGATTTCTTTTGTAGTTGAGAAAGTATATACTAGGGATCTAGCCTGCCCCCGTTCCCCAAGGCCGTACACCCTCCAATAGTTTTCATCTATCCCTCTAAGCCTTTCAATTTCTTCTTTGATGACATCGCCTAAAAATGGGTTATCCTTATAGGTAGTCTGAAAGAAGTCAACATCAGCCCTCGGTAGTACCTGATCGTAAATCCAATGGAACTCTTCACTTGGATTGTAATCAAGTATCACCTTTTCATTTGTACGGAACAGAAGCTGTGTCCAATCTTCTTGCGTCAACTCGTTTGCCTCATTTGCAAAAAGTAGATCTCGCTTTCTACCCCTAATTTTTTGAGGCATATCTAAACTTATAAACTCGATTGTGTTTTCGTTTAGCCTGTATTCGTTATTGCTCTTGCTGTGGTAGTCTTCCGAATAGATGTCATGATCTTTGAGGATCTGAAAAAAGTCTCGCATCACCGTACCCCTCAAAGCAGGAAAAGACTTTCGGCAGATCGTGATTATCTTACCCTCGTTTCTTTGGCAGTAAGCAAAGATTATCCAAAGCAGTATGTTAAAAGTTTTCCCTGATCTAGTGCCTCCCTGCTGCACTACTATCTTTGCAGTGCTTTCTTCAAGATGCCTAAATACTTTGTTTGTCTGGATGCTACTTGTCTGCATCTATTATAGTCACCTCAAAAAGTTTCTTCCCATCTGCCCCAGTTACCTCCTGCCTTTCAACATAGCCTCTCGATTTGCCCTGAGTTTTTAGAAAGAAAATAATAGCAGTAGTATCACCGCCATCTATCTTCTGATCTAGCTTACTTTCCACAAAATCTAGCCTAGTATTCCTGCCTTCGATTACAGCCTGTTCTAAGCCCTCCTGCTCGATCCATTTGTATAGGGTTACTCTATCTACCTGCAATGATCTTGCAGCCGTAGAAAGATTGCCAAATGCCTTTACGATGGCTTTCTCTATTACAGATGTATCAGGCTTTTTCATAGTGTTGACTTTTGATAATTATAACGCAATTCCGTTCTTTAAGATTACAAGGCTAGGATCTAGTTTTTTCATCCTATCTACTATCACTTGACAGTACTTTGGATCAAGTTCCATCCCGTAGCACTTGCGCTTGAGTTGATGACTTGCTACCATCGTAGACCCTGAACCTAGAAATAAATCTAAAATATTATTACCTGCTGAATAATTATTAAAACACCACTCAACTAATGCAACAGGCTTTTGAGTTGGGTGAACTCTTTTTTCTCCCATCTCACTAGCCTTAATCATTCCATGCCATTTATGTCTAAAAACATCAACTCGAACCCCTTTATTTACGAATGCTAACTCAGCACCACTAAAAGTATCGCCTTCTCTTTCTTTATCCCAAACTATCCACCCAAATCCATTTGGTAGACAAGATGAATAGTAATTAGCGCCCCAAAAAATCAATGTTGCATCGGTAAATAATGAATAGCATAAATTGAAAGAATCAATTGCTACTGTCACATCATTATCTCCAAGTATTTCCCCAAAATTATTTTCTTTGGCATTTCCTTTTATACCCTTTCCACTATGACTAATTCCATAAGGAGGATCAGTAAAAACCATATCCGCCTTTTCTCCATTCATGAGCTTTTCAACCGCATCGCTATCCGTACTATCCCCACAAAGCAAACGATGTTCACCAATCTCAAACAAATCCCCTAGCACAATATCTGTCTGAACTTCATCAGGCATCTCATAATCATCCTCCTCCGCTTCTAGTTCTTCCTTGATGCTGAACTCTGGAATGTCAAGACCCCATTCTTCTACTTGCTCCGCATCCCATTCGTTAGCAATCATATCCCAATCCCATTCACCAAAGCCTACATTGTCTTTGATAATAAACTGCTTTTGTTCCTCCTCTGTGAGATCATGCGCAAAGATCACTGGAACTTCTTTGAGGCCTGCTTCCTTGCAAGCCTTCAGCCTCATGTTTCCCCCTAGTACTATCATGTCAGCATTCACCACTATAGGTCTAATCTCAAGCATCTTAGGGAACTCCTTGATAGACTTGACTAGCTTGCTGAACTTATCATCCTTGATAATCCTAGGGTTATTTGGATTGCTTTTAATCTCGGATAGCTTTACGGTTTTAATCTCCATTAGTCTAGCTTTTCGTTTGCTACCTGTATAGCTTCCAAGGGCTCAATCTCTTTTTCTTCTAACTGATTAGGGATACCCGCATCGTCTAGTAACTTCTTGAATAGATAGGCTAGATCAAAGACTCCCTGTTCTTCATCTTCAAGCGTTATGCTTACTACCTTTTTTGCGCTGTTAAAATTTAACTGAAATTTTGCCATGATATATTTGTTTTGGTTTTAGTTTAATTAATCCATCCATTTTCCATGAGTCCTGAGATGCCAAAACCTATGCTTAAGAACTTCAAAAATCAAAGATGTAAGGCTGTCAGACTCATAGACTCCTGCGCTTACTTCTAGTTTAAATTTTGCCATGATTAGAAAGGTAAATCGTAGGTTTCTTCTTGCAAAGGTGCAGGAGCAGTAGGCATCTTGTTAACCTGTGAGGTTAAATTTTCTTCTTTTTTGTAATCGTTTAGGGTAATAGCCACATCCTTTCCGTACTCATTCGGAGCATCGTATATATTCACGTTTAGGTTAACATACTTCTTCCCGTTGTAGGTGTATGCGTGTGCCTCAGCATCGCTTATGCAGATCGCAGCAGTTAGCCATGATCCGCTTCTCTTCTTCCCGTTGCCGAGTCTGATTTTTGGTTTCTGGTCCATTATAGTTTTTCTATTTCTTCTTTAACATCTTGCCAATATTGATAAGCTATACTTCCGTAATTTAGATACAAATTTTCATTAAAAATTAAAAATTCATCAACGGCTACTAAAGCACATCTTTTAGCAATTATTCTAACCTCTTCCTCATTTTTTCCATTATATGGCACTTGCGCTAACATTTTACCAAATAATTCTTTTGGTTTTTCCATCATTTTGTTGATGTTTTTCTAGTTCTTTTCACAGGTGCTGTTACCCCTTCTTCTTGTGCTACTATTTCTTCAGCAACTACTTCTTCCTGATCCCTGTACCACGTTGTATGTTCTGTGTTAGTGTACCACCCATATAGGTAATTGACCAACTCCATGCGACAGCTACTGCACCAATGGCTGAAGGTGTGCTTAGGTGAAACGTAGGTAGTGTATAGGTGAATCAATTCCGTGTATACATCCTTTTCGTAGTTACGGATAAATGCGTGCTTCTTGTAGCATTCGTACAAGGGCATATGCTTCTTGAATAATTCTAGGTCTTCAGGTGTCATAGTTCAAATTTGTTAGTTAGGTATTGCTCAATCCAAAGGTAAATAAATGGGACTGCGCTGCTTATAAATATTGCAGAAAGCAAATCCGTTTTTAAGACTAGATAAAACAGGCTGATCCAAAAGGACATACAAAAGGAGCAGCTAAAAGGCTTGATTAGTTTTCGCTTTGTAAACTTAGAAAATAGGGCAGGAATATTTATGATGTAAAAGTACAGCAGGGTAATCCCTACCGATCCTAGTAAACCAACTGCGATTTGATACATGATCTAATTTTTTTAATGGTTATAAAAATTGAAGTGTGAGGGATGCCTGTTTGCTTTGATACCTTTCTAACTGATCCTAGGTCTACATACATTCTTAGGATTTCTTGATCGTACCAATACAATCCCTGTACTATCTTGCTGATTCCATCCGCTACCTCTTGACTGTTATCGATCTGCTGTTCTTCTTTTACGAACTTCATTATGTCTTCCACGGGTACAAGGCTGCCGTATAGCCTGCCAAACTTACCGTATTTGCTGTTAGTTTGATTGCAGCAGATCCGCACTATCCAGAACTTAAATACCTGCTTCCCCTTTGCCTCAAGTTCCTGCAATTTACTTTCATCGTATTCTAAGACGATAACCGCTACCTCCTGCCTCAAATCTTCCCATAGGTCTTTGCCTATGTTCTGAAATACATATTTAAACTCCTGATCGTATAGCCATCCAATCGCTTTCATTTAAGGCTTATTACTTCTCCTGTGGGCTGCCCTGAGTAATCACATAGCCACCCATTCCATTCAAAGCGGATCTCCTTCTGTCGGCCGTAATATGAGGCAGCTAGCATTCTTATTTGCTTCTGTACGATCTCAATGTTTTGAAAGCTGCCTTTCCCCTGATTAACCCACTTAGACCATTCCCCGCTTGAAAGCCTGTAGCGGATTTCAAGAGAATAGTCTAGC